GGGGGGGGGTACGACCCAAGTGAGCGTGGTTGCTGACCCCAATTCAACATTTCAGTCTCGCTCAACGACACTGAACTTCTCCGCTGGGGGGGGGTATCACGAGCGATAACCGTTAATCAAGATGGCATACCGCTTATGCCTGTCGTGGGGCTTACTTCACTTGCTGACATTTGGAATGGAAGTGTGACACTTTCGTTCAATGCAACAGGGTTTTCAACGGCTTCAGTCCAGAATGACAATGGCTACGAACGTGGGGTCAGGTATCTTTCTGTAAAAATGAACGCACAACTCCCATCCGTATCCGAAGCCTCAGACACTTATTGGGTGACAAGGGGTGCTCTTCTACTGGCTGATTCTTTTGAAGACGTATGGCCAGAGCCGTGGAACAATGGTGTTTTTATGGAAACTATTTATAAGGATAGACCTGGAGCCGGAACCAAAATTTATTATGACATTGTCCAGGGTAACCCCGAAAACGTTGGAATCTCAGGTTTTACGGCTCATTATTTGAGAATGGCTGATAAAAATAAGTTTTCTCCTGCATATCACGTACTTCAATACGTCAGATTCTATCTTGGAGACCCACAGTTCCAAGGTGAGTATGTATGCGTTGCAGAGTTCGATTTTACATAGCCAAATAAAAATTCTTGGAACTTCCCCGAAGAAATTCGGGGATTTTCTTTGGATATTCGAATTTATCCACTAACTTTGTTGCGTCAATCAATTAAAACAATAAAGTCATGAAAGCAACAATCGAATCAAATTTCAATTTTAATTTCTATTCAATCAGAATTTTTGCTGAAATATTGAATGCTATTACAACCAGTAAAAACGAAGCCGAGTTGCGGAAAGAAATGAAGAGAATCAAGGATAGTTTCCTAATGTCCTTCAGTTCTTATTTCGATTACGGTTTTGGCTCAAACCACATGTGGGTGTGCGAAGCAGGAAAAAAGGAAAGATTAATATTCGTGGAGTTCTAATCGAACTCCTCGGATTCCACGTATAATTATCAAACATTTTAAACAAAAGATTATGGACATTACAAAGAAGAAAGTCATCTTCATCGACATGGACGGTACGCTTATTGATACCGTCTCCGGGAATACCTTTCCGGAAGGAGTTTGGGACATGAAACTGAAAATGGAGGTTTTTGCGCAACTCAAGAAACTTCATCCACAGGCTGTTCTCATTGTATCTAATCAGGGTGGAATTGAACTGGGGCACGTTCATCCCGCTATGTTCCAACCGAAATTCATCTATGTCATTGCGTGTCTTCAATCGTACATCGGTTTGAATACGCTTGTTGCCGGACAGTTCTGTCCCTACAATGACAAGAAGCATCCGAAACGTAAACCCAATCCGGGAATGCTTGAGGACATGCTGGCTGAGTTCACTCACAATACAGGTATCACAATCGCCAAGGAAGACTGTCTTATGATAGGCGATGCCTCTGGTCTGGAAGGACAGTTCAGCGACAGCGACCTCAAGACGGCTGAGAACTTCGGGTGTGATTATCTCGACGTAACAGAGTTCACCAACATGGAACTCCCTGAGCCTCTATTTAAGGTCATTCGCCTGTCGGATGGTGAAGTTGTAAAGGATAAGGACGATAATCCCTTACAGAACCTTACAGAGAGCGAAGCAACCGACAAAGTGGTATTCCTTATGGAAGCGAACCCCAAACCACAGGAGCAGTTCACATACGTGCCTATGCTGTGGGAAGTCCCTCATGAGCCAGAACAGGCTCCTCAACCGAAAGAAAAGATTATTCACATGAATCCTAAAAAGCAATAGACATGGCAATTATTGATAAAGACACCCGTATGACGGTTGCCACACGGCTGGCAAACCTCAATTACAAAGAACAGATGGACTCGTCACTGGCGAAGTTAAATGAACTGTTCGAAAAGTACATTATCGGAAAAACTCCGGACGATGTATTGAAGTGTTTCAAAGCGCACAAGAAGTATTTCATTCGTTGTAATGAACCATCACTGTCATCTTACAACCTCCCGAAGACGTTCTTTCCTGAAGATTGGGGAAGTAGAGGTTTTTATATTCACCTCAAGTTCACCCAGGAACTTCCTATCGCTGACGAAAAGGTTGAAGACATCGCCAAGAAACTTTCTAAAGACCATCCTATCGTTCAGCAAATCAAGGAACATCTCCTTCTCGAGCGAGACCGTTACTTCATGGAAAAGCGTCTGAAGTGTATGATGGAAACAACCCGTTTCACTCCGGAACGTCTGAAGAACGAATTCCCTGAGGCATATCTCATCTATATGGATGTTATAACAGCCGACTGGAATGAAAAGCGTGATGACGCAAAGAAACCTGCTTCGAACCTGTGTGACACTATCGAGAATATCCGTGCGACGCTGAAACCTAACTTAAAGGAGGCATTGAAACATGATAAAGAAGAGGAATAAATTGGGGTGGTTCCTGAGGTGGTATTACAGCCACCTCCTCTTTGCTGCTCAATACGTGTCTTTTAAAGACGCTGGGCTTGAGGAACTGTTCTGGAACATCGTTACGTGGTATCACTTCTTCAGTCACTTTGAAGAGTTTACCTGTAAGATTCAGTGGTATGTTTCAAAGGATATGGTTGCCTACATTTTCATTCGAAACCTTGCAGATTGGTCAACAAAATCCATTTGTTTCAATGATAAGCCGTGTCCGTTGGTACAGGTAACTGAGAATCTTGACTGTTACAAACAGGTGGACGGAGCGATTTATGAGATTTCCAATGGAAGTCCAGTCGAATAGCGTTTATTCAGTACATTCATTTTAAATCGAAAGATATGTTGATATTCATCAAATCATGGATTACTCCCCCACAGGACAGTCCTTCAAAGGAATCACTCGTAGAGGTTCAGAAAGCCTACCGAGTTGAGAACATTAAAGAGGTGAGCGAAGTGAACGCTCTTACGAACCCCAAGGGGAAGTTTCGCTTCTCCATTCTATTAGTTACAGGCGAAAGGCTTTACTCCTCCTTATACGGAACAAAAGAAGAAGCCGAGATGGCACAGGTATCCGCCATCACCGTTCTGAATGCGATTGAACTGTACTTCGAACGTTTCAAGCATGTGCCGGAACACCACGCAACCCCTGTAATGTTTCAGGCTCCTGATGCAAAACAGAAGAAGTTGGTTCCGGGAAAGATATCGATGTTCGATACACCCGTTTACACAATTCAAATTTAATCACCTAAATAATTCAGACTTATGAAAGTAGTTTATAATTTCATCTATTCCGACTCTGACGGAAAGATTCAAGAATTCAAAATGCCTGTTAGTATAACAGAAGAAATCGATGCTGACACGATGTACGACCTCTGTCTATCGTATCTTGAAGTTGGTAAAGTAAAGGGCACACCGCTTCATGCAGTATCAACCTCCGGCAAGTATCCAAACTATTGCTTCACCTCAACTGCTTGTGATGCTGAATGCGAGACTTGCCGTTCGAAGAAACTCAAGAACAACCGTATGACGGCTGCGAAGCCTTATGAGCCTCAGTCGCTTGACGGGAAGAAGATTTACATCTACGAAGGCAAGTTCGGAAAGGTTGGACAATTCGGTCGACGCATCATTCAAAAATCCTACCTTTTGCCCGCACCAGCACTCCTCACCGACAATCTGATTGGCGACTTCAAAGCAGCCATGAATAAGGAAAAGGACGGTATGGGCTGGGAACTGTTAGGAATCACTCTGGTTCATGAACTTGACCCACAGGGTATGACCGACAAAGAGATTGAACAGTATGTCAAGACTCCAGAAGGAAACCTGTTCCAGCCTGATTCTGAGGAAAAACTTCCTGAAGAGAAAATGATTTGGGCTCGTACCAGTGATGAGAACGAAGAACATACCGCTTGGATTCCGGCTCTGGTTCGTGGTGAACAGGTATTGAGCGCAATCGGTGAACTTGACAACCCTGACAATCCTGAGGATACCCGTGAATTCACCGACTGTCCTATTCCTGGATATCGTGTTGTGAAAGATGATACCGACCAGAAGGAACTCGGTCTGGCTCGAATAGCCTGTACAGTATATCCGCTCGACAGAAATGACAAGCGTGAAGAACCGTTCCTGTACATCAACGAATTCATCATTCCGGTAGGATTGAGCAACAAAGAAGCCGTGAAATATCTGATGGCATTGACTCAGAAGTTCATCAAAGGGAATTGTGAGATTGAGCCTCTCTATTGGGAGTACCTGTCTTTCTTGAACGGTGAGAAATTAGCGACGGCTCACATTCTTGACCAGAGTATGAAGCCAGCCGACCTCGCTACTCCTCACTTCCTTGTTTCCTATACGGTCAACGAAGAGGAGGGTCGTGAATATACGTGTGTCGTTCGTTACCCTGAACGCATCACTTCGCCCATCATGATGATTCCGGCTGGTGCGTATGTGGCTCAGAAACTCAAGAAGTATTTCGGTGATAAAGCAAGTATCACACAAATGGATTACTTCGATGACGTGGTATCAAGCCTTGCGGTCATCTTATAAGGCTCTACACGGCAATCAAAGGTGTGCTCCGGACAATTTGTTCGGGGCATACTTATAACTTCCTAAATCGGCTATAATTGACGTCAATAGCATAAATAATTTCGTTTCAATCATTAAAAGTAAAAATTATGAAGAAAGATTTTCTTACTATCACTCCCGAGTCTGGGGGGGGGTACGGCTTCAGTAAGTGCCGTTGCTGACCCTAATCTTCTTGCAAAAGAACGTTCTACAACCATCAATTTCTCCGCCACAGGGGGGGGGTCTGAGTAGAGCCGTAACTGCTATCCAAGACCCTGCTTTCGTTTACCACATCTTATCTAACCTGTGTAATTTTGAAGACTCTGCCAATTCTGGTTACAAAGTTGAGAATGGGATATTTGTTATCCCTCTTCAATGGGTAGACACTCATTTCGAATTAAAGGTATTCAATCCATTTTCCGTAATTACAAGCGTCACGGCAAAGTATTCTGATGAATATGGCATTGGAGATGCTTTAGGAGATGACCCTTTTTCAAAGGATGGTCTTGTCTGGATTCCTAATCAACTTGAAAATTGGCGAAACGAACTTCCCAGTGACCCAACAACAATGAAAATTGAACTATACTTCAACGGAACATTGGCTGTTAGAATGTCCAAATAGCATGATATTCTGTTAAATCTTTGAGAGTCCCGGAAGAAATTCCGGGATTTTCTTTGGAATCTCATTTCTTCCCATTATCTTTGTACTGTCAAACTTAAAACACCAAGAAATATGAAAAAGGTTATTTCAAAATTAGACGGAAAAGAATACTACTTAACAGTATGCAATGACGAATCAAATGTTATGTTTATCTGTAATAAAAGATACCAAGTTCGTAATGCTACATCTGATGACTGTTGTAACCCTGAACTTTACTGCGTTGTCAACGGAACATTCAACGAGCCTCTATCTGACCTCGACTTCAAGATAGCATCTGGTGGGCTACTCCCGTTGAACCGTTACAATGGAACATACTGTTTGAATAAGAAAGTTCTTAAATCTGATTGCAAAAGATATTTATCGTACATCGATTAATAAGTTAGGACTATGGCAAAGAAGATAAAATTCACATCAAAGAAGAACCCGAAGCCGTCAAAGTTGGCACGTGCGGGTGGTGACGTTCAAACCTCGTCAATTTACTATCAGGGCGAGCGTATAGGCTCGGTTGAGGGGAACACTTGTATAATACTGATATGCGACCCCAAACCTGTTTGTTTGAGACTAAAAGAACCCCAAGACCACAGGTATGCAGTAAACTGGGTCAAGGAACACGCTCAATGGATATGGGATAACTACAATCTTCGAATCAAATCACAACTTAAAGAAAAGGAATCATGATAGCACCTATTGAAATCAATCGAGTAACGGTAAAGGGTGGAGCCGGAATGCCCACGTCAGAATATGCACAGTTAGTTTACAAGGGTGAGGAAATAGGCTTCATCAGTGAACAGGGTATCTTCCTAAAGATGTGGCATCCGGAACTGAAAGCCGGAGTCTTTCAAAACATCAACACTTTCAACGATAAGTCTTTCACGCAGAAATGCAAACTTGTCGAAAAGAACTGGGATGCCATCTATGACCGTTATACTACTATCATCAGAGGAAAATGAATTCTCTTTGTTGTGTTTTCATATTTTGATTTATTGTTTGACGACAGGGAAGAGCGGAGCCGAAAACTCCGCTCTTCTTGTTGAAACCTGTGAGCAGTCTCCCTGTCGCAAGCAGCCGTTCCCAGATTTACCCTAACAATTCAATTTAGAAATTATCAAGGAGCAACCGCTTATCTATTTAATTCTTCGGGGACTCCTTTGTATAAACCTAATGACTATTATTCTATGGGTTCAGGATATGATAATGCTTCTATCACATGGGGCGAAACAAATGGATTAACTGTTTGTAAAACAGCCAGCAAAACTGAAACAGTTCAAGCAAAGGCTGGGGATTCGATTACAGTAAGAATTCAACAATCAGGGTCAAGTTCTTTCGACCCTATGCATTTCTCAACCTTTACACTTAAAGCGGAAAATCAAACTATCACGCCATAAAGGTATTGATAAAGAAGGATGGGGAGGTCTGATATCAGACCTCCTTTCCAAATAATTAACTTCCTGACTTTATACGGACACGAATATTTCCCGTATCTTTTGTCGACCCACCTGATTTAAGATAGATATCTATATTGTGAATGCCTATTTGTCCGCTATTATTGATAGCATTGATAGTAACAGTCTTTGAGCCTGTACCTGATGTTGGCGAAGCGTTTAGACTGAACGCATTAGAGGCGAAGTCGATTGACCATGAACCACTTGCTGGTGCAGTAACCGTAACAGTTCCAGAGCCAGAACCGTATCCAGAAATATTGATATTTGTTGAACTAATTGACCACGCTTCGGCTGCTTGCGACAGGGAGACTGC